CATTAACTAATTCACGGTTAATAACATCGACTTCACATCTAGAACCAGTTTCACGACTAAAATCAATAAACGATCTGTCCTTAAAATTATTAACTACAAATCCAGTCTTAAATCTATTGAGACCATCCTTGTCTTTGACTTGAAGAGTTTTAGTATCAAGTTCAAGAGCACTTAAAGATGTCATAAGCTCTAAGTTTTCTATTCTTTTTTCTAGTGCACCTATATCTCTCATCGTAAAACGACGATTATCAAACATTCTTATTGATGGTTGTTTAACAACATCATAAAGATATGGAGGTAATGTAATTTGGGCAATCTCCATTGAATTACCAACTTCAGTTGGAGGAACAGGTACTTCAGCTGATTCTCCCCTAATTAATTTAACTTGTTCAAATTGATTTATGACTAACTTATCAATTCTTGGTAAGTAGAAACTATATCCTAAAATAGAACTCTCATCTGGAGTTATAACAAATGGATTTGATTCCTCAAACTCCCTATTGTGGAATGAAAAAGGAGATCCATTAGTACTTGAACTAAATTCTTTAACTCTAGGTCTAAAATCAAGTATGTCAGTTAATCTATTACCAACCACAGATGGAATATCAGACTGATACCTATCAGCAGTATATGAGTTAATACTACAAACATCTCCTTTATTACCAGCATCAATAACATATTTGTCAAATATAATCAGTAATCTTCTTGATGGTATACCAGATTTTGCCTTTCTTTCAATTCTTGAATAATCTAGGAATTGTCTATTATGACCTTTGTTTAATTCATAATTACCAGTCCTATCAATAAAATTACCGTTCGTTATTTCCTGTAAGACAGCGGTAATGGCTGACTCCTTAAATTTAACTTGCTCACCAAGTGTAAATTTATTAGCGTTTAGATATACAAAACTTATTGTAGTTGAAGTTCTTTCAACTATCTGACCGACTGCTCTACTTTCTTGTCCTGTTATTTTTTCACCAATAACTGCGTTTGTATCTAAATTTAATCCAGAAACAAATGTTAATTTATCAAGTATTGGTTTAGATGTATTTTTAGATTCATATACTGCAATAACCTTATTAACATCAGGAACATTAAGTGATATTTCTTGATCTTCAACTCTTGTTCCATATCCAAGATTATTATTTAACCCTGCATCTGTTGTTAAACCACCGTTAGTTGAGATTCCAACAGTTCTTGTAACCTCAAATTGTTGACTCCTTACATAATTTTTTGTTTTACTTGTTACACCAGATTTCTTTAGAGTAACATTAATTGTACATGCAGCGTTTAGAGATAATCCATTGAATTGAACTGCTCCACCATCAGCTGAGACAATAACTTGGTCTGATGTAAGACTCTCTGTGACAGCATTAGCACCAGTATAGTGAATACTATATTTTTCAGCGTCAAATGGCTCAAAGAATGCACTTGTAATGCCTGAAGATGCGTCTAATGCATCATTTATTCCAATAGTTACACTGCCACCACTTACTGTTTTTCCAGTAACTTGTGTAGTGATTATTAAATTAGAATTAGATGTATTAAGACTTGATATATTTGTTCTTGGTAAAGGTGTGTATAATCCAGAATCACTTAGATTTCTTATTAAAGGTTCTTTAACTCTAAAGACTCCTGATGCTGTGCCTGTAGTGAGAACATCACCCTCACAAACACCAGCTACATCTTCAACTTGTTGTAATGTTATTTGTGAACCATCACCAATGTTCGTTACAACGTTAAATACTGGATTTGCAAAACTACCTGATGCATATGAAATTACTGCATCTGTTGTAATTCCTGACACTCCACCAAAGTTACGACCTGGTATGGTCGCTGTATCATTAGTAGCGTCAACATGAGTAACATTTAGTACATCTGTGCTTGAAAAATTAGTAAGAACACGATCATATAATACAGCGTCTGCAGAAAAATCTGTGTTCAGAGTTCCTGAAATACCATCAGCATCCTGAAAGACTGATTTGATATCTCTAACAGTGAAGGCATGAACTTCAAGTATAGAAGCATTAAAATTAGTTGTTTGCTCATTTACTATAATCGATTCACCCTGAACAAATTTTCCAGTTGTTTGACATAAAGATATTTCATTCAATCCACTTGCATTAACTGCTTGAGATGTATATCCAATCGCTCCACTTGCTAAACCTCTTACTTTTGTACCGATTGGAGCTGTGGGAACAGCAGATAATTTTAGATTAGTAAATGTCTGTATGTCATATAAACGAAGATCATACTCTGTACTAGGACCTGAATGAGATGCATCAGTAACGTTATATGAATACACTCTTGCTTCACCAATTTTTACACCATTTGAGGCATTTGTGTTTCCCTTTCTTCTACTAAACAATCCTATTATGTTTGTATTAGATCCACCAATATTGATAAATGGAGTTCCTTGAACGTTGTTCACTCTTAAAACACTTCCCATATTAAATGGAATTGATGCGGAGCTTATTGATTTTGTATCTCTTGGTTTCTGAACATCTAGAACGGTTGTGCCAGGTAATCTAACATCAAATCCTCTTACATATGCTGTGCCTGGAGATAATTTAACGCACATGATATCCTCAGAGGGAGTATTTCCCTCATCAGTTAATTGATTTTCTGTAAATAATCCATCATTACCTATTTCATCATTAAGAGAATTTTGTATGTTTAGACGAAAAGGTTCAACAGCGTAGTTTCCCGACTCATCAAAAGTTCTTTTTGCAAAATATTTTTTAATCTCTGAATATACACTTTCGTTCTGTAATTTCTTTGTTTCTCCATCTCTTACACGGAACAGTTCAACAAAACTGGTGTCATTGTAATCATTTAATGATTTTTTCGCTAATTTTGCAGTAATCTTAAATCTGTCAGCACCTGGTGCAGCAAAGTTTGTAAATCCTTTAGCATTATCATATAGAGAATCATCATCATTTGCATTAACAACCTCCTCAATTATATCAAGACCAACACGATATGATGGTTTATTATTATAAGGATCAAGAATTATAAGGGATTCTGATACATCAATGAAAGTTCCACGTACAAAATATATTCCTTCCTGAATACCAAATGAAGATCCTGTTGCAGAAGCATTTTCAAGAATCAATGTCAAAATAGTGTCACCAGAATTTATTGTTGTATTTCCATAAGTAAGATTTTCTTCAAGTACTAATACTTCACCATCTGGAAAAGCGACATTCTCACCATCATTTCCTGACTGGTTGTATGCAAGAAATATGGTAGCATCTGTGACGCTTTCATTTGGAGGTAGGACATAATTCTTTATCGTTGCAACTATACCTGAACTTTGACCACGAACTCTTGTACCTTTTCCACCATTCGCTGAAATTAAACTGTCAAGATAAACTGTAACATCAATGCCTAAATGTGTTGAGTTTATTTTACATGAAAAATAAGCAGGATTATATTCAATACCACCAGGTATGACCATTGATCCTTCTTTGAAGATATGTTTTCCAAAAGATTCTACTTGATTCTGTAAAATTGACTGTAATCCAGTTAATTCTCTAGCCTGAACAGGACTACCTGGTTTAAATAAAACTTTGTAGAAATTTTTAGCCTTATCAAAATCGTCATAATAAGGACTTATATTTAAATTGGTCTTTTGTGGCATTGTTAGAATTCGAGTATGATTTTAATATCCTCTTTTTGTCGAGTGCTTCTAGTTATTTCAGGTCTATTATCTAAGTAGATAACTTCACCCGACCCTTTATTTATCTCAGATTGAGATAATCCTGCGTTGAAGTTCGTTCCTAAATTAACTAATTTATTGCCTGATGTTATAGTTGAGACACCAGTAAATCCTGTTTCAACAGAGCCTGTAAATCCAGATTCATCCCCTTTTATAACACTTCCATTAACAGAACTTTCAAATTGGAATATTCTACCATCAGTGCTTATTCCAACATAATCAGTATGATCTAACTCTGTTGTATTAAAATTAAGGGATCTATCTCTAAAATACTTTAATACTTTTGTTTCTTCGTCAAACGATGCAATATAACCTCTTGCAATTTTTCCATTATTTGGAGCCACTGTTAAAACTTGTTGAATTACTTCACCAACCTTGGGAGTTCCAGTGACCGATGAAAACTTAACTGCCTGTAAGGAAGAGTAACTATCAGCAGTAAAAATGTCTGTTGAGTCTGGTTTTGTTGGATTTTTTACGATACCAATTTGAGAAAATGTAGTATCAGTTGGAAAATCCTTTGTTGTGTCATCAAATCTTGCATAACATATTACCTTATCGGTTCCTAATTCTGTATAGATGTCATACCCATGTCCTAAACTTGGAGGTATGATTGGAACTAGTTTTGCATTGGTCGAAACCGCTGTTGTTCTTATATTGCCCAAATCAACTAATGCATAAGTATAACCTTTTCCACCAGAACTAACGCTTACATTAGTTATTTTACCACCAGTAACGTCAACTCTTGCTTTAGCACCAATTCCGTCACCAATTATGTCTACCTCTTGACCAGTTCCATTTTTGTAACCAACTCCCGAATTTTCAATATAAATGTGTTTAATTTGATTCAGATTAGTATTAGAATCTCCATTCTCTCTAACATTTCTGATTTGACTATCTGTTGATGTAGACCAACTATTTGGTACAGTTATGAATTCTGTTGAATCAAATTTTACAATATCGCTAGGTGAAATAGTAAATAAGTATTTCCACACATATCCATCTCCACTACTACCTGCTTTAGATGGTTCTAAGTCAGTGAAAGTAGGTTCATCTTGAGATACGTTACCAGTAGGATTATCTCCTGATGATCCATTATCAATACAAACATAAACTTTAAAGTCAGAATTTAAAACATAATAATTGGCATCATATAAAGAATTTGCTTTAGTATTGGGACTTGGATTTTGTGCACTATAATCATCTCTATAAATTTCATACTTGTTTCCAGAAACCCAATCTATCCTTCTCACAACTCTTCTAATATTTGCAGATGATATTTTCCTTCCAAACATCATAGTATCAGTTGTATGCTTCCTGTATGCAAAATTATCAGTTGGGGCTGGTGTATTTGTATCCCAATCTGTTGTTCTACCAAAACCTACAAGCGTGTTAGTTCCATCTGGATTTGGCAATCCAATAAAGATATAATATGAATTATTTGTATCTTCTACTGATTCTACAAAATTATTTGCATTTAATATTCTAAATTGATCAGTGACAATTGCTGACATTGTATCTAAACTTTTTCTTTATTTATAGTGGTTTGCTCATCATGCTAATTCAGCCCTATATGAACCAGATGATCGATGACCCCTCTCACCTATTTTATCGTAACTTTTACGTTGAATAGTTGGGAAAGTAGTCAAACCAGTATTAACTGTTAGTCCTGTAACTCCTATTGAGATTGGACTTGATGAGCGAACAAGATTAGCACCATATAGAACACCCCAACTGATAGTTCCTAATATATTTGCCTGACCAAGTGCATTGACACTGGTAAATGAACCAGTTGTCACTATTCCTGCAATAGATGAAACACTATTACTGTGAACATGACAGGTGCAAATTCCCTTTGCTCCATCAGTTGTTATAGAATTAACAATGTAAATATTATCAACAAATGTAGTTCCTATACTTACTACGTTAGAGTTGCCAGGATTTACTGATGTTACACCGTTACCAACTTTTGTGTCTTTTACGAGGATTGGATAACCAGCAAGTAATTCAGATGCAGTTGCATTTATTAAATCACCGTCTGCATTTTCTTCAACAGCATGGAAGAAGAATTTAAGTGCTCCACCAGCAACACCACCTCTGTTTACTTGTGATATTCCAGTGATAATACCAGTGTAACCTTGTGCGTTTGATATTCTTGTAATTTTCTCAGTTTTAAATTCAGGTTCCTCAATAATTACGCCAGGTGGATTAGAATGTGTATAACCTAAACCTGGATTTACTATTAAAGGACTTCCAATCACACCATTACTTACAGTGACAGTTGCTGTGGCAGTTGTCCCTATTCCTACACCAATTTCAGAAGGAGCACTTAATTTAACTTCCACTGTGCCCGAATAACCACTACCTGGTTCTGTAATTGTTAGTGATGATATTGTTCCAGCAGCAGATACGGTTGCAGTTGCAGCAGCACCAACATTAAATTCTCCTGATGTGATTAGAGCATCTACCTCTGTTACAGTAATTCCAGAATAATTATTTTCCTTAAAGAATGATTCTGCATTGTCTACAAAAATACCATCACTAGGACCACCTTTACCATCAGTAGTAGATAAATCACCTATAATTTTTGATGTTGCATATACTTGTGGTTCTAAAATTGACCTTGATTTATCAATCAATGCTCCATTAATTCTTAAGTCACGCTTTTGTTTTGTCCATGTTATTGGTCTTAAAGCACCACCAGTGGTTACAATACCAATTCCAGAATAGATATCAGTTTCAACCAAATCAGTATTTAATATGTCTTTAACAACTCTTGCTCTAGTTTGTTCCTTTTCACGATTTGTATGAACAATAGGCATACCTGCAACAATAGAATTTTTTTCAATCTTAAGAGTATCACCTATTTTTACAGTTGGTTGAATATCTTCAACAATTGTATCTACACCTTGAGTGCCTTTATAGAAGAATATGTCTACATCATCATTATCATTTAATCCAGGTTGTGATTCACCACGAGGAGCCTCAAGGAATGTAAATGTAGAACCACCCTCAAACTGATATGATACGTTAGGTTTCTGTAATACACCATTAACAAAGATTAATAATACTGCATTTAAATCAATTAATTGAGATTGTGTATCAGTCAAATCTTTCTCGAAACTTAATAATTCTCCATTAAAGAATAATGGGAATCTTCTTCTTTCGCCATCCTGAAGTATTTTGATACTATCAATATAATCTAATTCACCAAATTGCCATGCAGAGAATTTGTCATTGAATACTTCTAATACTTCTAACTCAAATTCTTGAATAGGTTGTGATAAACCTAAAGCAGTAACTAATCCAACAGGTTTAAATTTATCACCCTTCTTAAATGAATGTCCACTTCTAGCTATTTCAAATTTATTAATCTCAAAATAGGTTGATCCTATACCAGTTACTGTTGATGTGCCACTAACAGATACGTTGAGTAGTAGGTTTGATCCAGTATCTGTTGTAGTACCAATACCTATTCTTGATATACCTACTACTTCAAGATTTTCATATGATGGTTCAGGAATATCAATTTGAGGATTAATATACCCACTACCAGCAGCAGCGATATTGAAAATTAAAGTTCCGCCAACACCAACTGTAGCGGTAATATTTGCTCCTGTTCCACCGCCACCACCAGCACCTACATTGACTGTAATGGAGTCTGTAGTCACAGCAGTAATACTTAGGAATACACCTGCTGCAGGGTCAGTAGCACGAGGATAAGGATGATTACTAAAGTTACCATCTTTACTACACTTGAATAAAAGAGAATTAGTTGCAATTCTAACTTTATTACTTGTGGTTAATCCATGACCAGGAATTATAAGAGTTAGTTGACCTGTATGTGACTCATATATTGCGTCTGTAGGAGTAAATGGACCAGCGGAGCCACCTTGAACTGCAATTGAGTTTGTGCTTGAACTTACAAATTCATGTAAGAAATTAATATCAGTGACACCGATTGCAACTGTTGTGCCACGATAACCTGAACCAAATGTCAAATCATCAAAGAACTCAATAGCATTACCACCACCCTGATAAGTGTGAGGAATTGTACTTGTTCCTGCTTTTACCTCAAATGTTCTCTCAGAAACAATACCGACAACAAATAGAGGTCTTTCATGATCTTGGAAGATTGTTGTAGTAACACCAACGTATCCACCACCACCAATTGTTTTAACTGCAGTCGCAGTCGCTGATTCAAATTGGTGAACGTAAACATCACCTGGATTGGAAGCACCCACATTGACTCGGAAAGTATTTGTAGTTACGTTACTAACTGTTAAGTATTGTCCCGCTGCAGGGTCAGTAGCACGAGGATAACAATGAACTGTTGCAAAACTATCTTTACTACATCTAAAACATATTGAACCTGTATCAAGAATAACAGCATCACCATTCACTAATCCATGATTTGCGATTGTGATTGTCGATATACCAGTTACACCATCATAGGTTGCATTAGTAGGTTGTCCAACAACTGTCTTAGGACATACAAATTCTAAATCTTTTAGATGAACAGAATTAGGTCTTCCAAGTGAGAATCCGTGAACTTTTTCTGTTGTAACTGTAATAATACCACTTACGTTATCATAAACAGCAGTTTCAATACCAATATTCACTCCTGATGTTGTGCCTATGCCAGCAAGACTTGTGATTGCTCCACTTGAGTTTGTAAATGGATGAACTCTTGCACCTACTAAAGGAGCATATCCTAAACCTGGTGTAGAACCTAATGATACTATTAGACCACCTCTTGGAACTTGGTTTTGATTGATATCTGATTCTGAAACTATAAGTTGACCATTTTCAGATGTAATACCAGTGAAATTAACTGTAGATAAACCTGCTACAGTATCAGCAGTAATTTTATAATTGTGTCCTGCATTATTACTTGTAAATGGTGTTTGGAAAACTCCGTTGATAAACAATACACCATTTCCTACCTGAATACCTGCAGATGTATTTGCACCACCAACTGTAAGAGAATATGTTTTACCAATACCTGTAAAGTTATCTGATATATCATCAAATATCATATTGGTTGTGTAATCTTGTCTCAAGAAAGTTCTACCACTAAAGTCTGCTTTTACGAAAGGTAACTCTGTTGGTGTTTTTCTTTCTCTAGTATTACCTTTTGGAGGTTCTATAAAGTACGCTGAACTATCAACAATATTAAATGATCCTCTGTGAACTCTTACTGTCGCACCGTTTGAGTGTGATGCTGCTGGTATACCAAGCACTCCTCTCTCAACTCTAACTGAAGGAATGGTAGAAATTCCAAGAGATACATTTAATGTATTATCAATTAATCCAGAACCATCAGCTGTGCTTGTAAATCCTACTTGTTCAATCTTCATGTATTCATCATCAATCTTCAACACGTCTGTTGTAAATATCGAACCTATGCCACTCAATGCAAACTGTGAAGTAGCTGCTCCAATATTACCACTCAAAGTATGTGCTATTGATGTAAATGATATGGGTTGTTGAGTTACTCCATCTAAACCAATTATTGTTTTTGTCAACGCTTGAGTCATGCTTAACTTGTGAGCGTTACCAGATCCACTACCTGTGAATGTAATTGCTGTTCCTGATGTTATATCTTCTCTAGTTGGGAATAGTTGGAATCTATTTTCGTCTATATTCTTCACAAATACTGTTGTAGGAAGAAGAGTAGTATTAATACCAGCAAAATTAATAGTTGAACCTATTGATACTGGTGTAGCAGCAACACCAACAAATGTGGAGGATTCTTGGTATGTTATCTCCTCGTTAGTGTTAAAGAAGTGATTATTAATTGTAAATATACCAGTCGATTTTTCAAGTCCTACTCCGTCTGGATTAAATGTTTTAGTGTATATTGGAACTCCCTGATACTTTAAGTCAAATTTAGTTTTATTTGCTCTATTTCCATTTCTTCCATCAAAGGTTGTAACAAATACCTCTTGCTGAACACTTCCATAATTTAATTCATTTGGTGTATTATCAAAATCAGTAGCTGTATAGAATATTTCATTAAATGCTTGAACTTCAACAAGAGATAAGAAAGTTGAGTCTGGATAGAACTTTAAATCAATATTACTACCGTTAATTTCTCCACCAAATGTTCCAATACCTGATGTAGACCCAATAGAAATGAATGGATACTGAACTGTCATAACATCATCAGCATCACGAATAGTGACGATTTGATGAACAGCTGATGTGTCACCACATGAAACTCTTACTATTGATTTAATAGTACTATCATTATCTTTATTAACAGATGTATAAGTGATAGGACTTGTAGTTCCTGTATTATATTCTGATTCTAATCTCACACTTCTTTCAGATCCTGGTGGTTGATCAAGTGTCAAGAAACGATGTACACCACTTCCTGCTGTGGTTGTGCCTAGACCAACTATGTGAGCTTTTACATCTAAATCATTAATTCTATCATTCTGAACTTGTATTTTAATCAAATCATTCTCAAATCTAGCTGTTACTAATCCGACAACATTTCCATTCGCTCCTGTATTTGAGTCAACAAAGACATTAGACTCAGCTGTTGTGCTACCATCAAAATCAATCAATACTTCGTTATAATTTATTTCTTTAGTGATAGAATCTTGTACAAATACTTTTGCAAATAGTCCATTAAAATCATTCTTAGAAAATTCTGCAACTGAAGTTGTTGTAAATCCAACTGTTGTGCTTCCAACACCAACATTAGCTCCAGTTAATTTGACACTACCTATTGTTTTAGAACCTGTAGAAAGAACATCAGTGTTAAAGAAAGTTTTTAATACCTTGATATCATGATCTTTGTCAAAAGCATCAACAGGCACAAATATAAGATTATTATCTCCAGCTGTTGTTGTTTCTGTTTTTATTTCACCTAACTTTAAATTAGTATTTTGATTATTAAGACCAACTCCTGCAGAATCAGTGGATTTTTCAATAAGGAAATTATCAGTTTGAGTTTTCATCACAATAACTTCACTTATCTGAGTATCAAAAGTATCAGGATCAATAATTTGTATTAAATAAGTTGCAAAATCAGTTAATAATTCATCAATAATTGAAGAGTCCTCTGAAAAACTTACACTTGAAAATTTAGAACTAATATCATCATGTATTAATACTCTGTTTGTTAAACATCTTGTAAAATCAGTTAACTTCCTATTACTTAGTAAAATATTTTTCGATTTTTGATTAACAATATCATAATCATCACCAAAATCAAAATTATTTACAGCGTCAACTCTAGTTTGTTCAGTAAAGTCTAAAATAAGAGTTGATATTGATTCATTAGATAAAGTATCGATTCCAGCTTTAACATTTGTTTGTATGCTAGTATCTGCAAAATTCTTAAGTCCTGCAGGATGAACAAGTCGATTTAATGGATTTGAGAATTTATCCCAAGTTATTGGACTCTTTACTGTGTATGATAAATTCTGATAGTAGTCATTGTCAGCTATTACTTGCGTATCGTCATTTAATTTACCAATACCATCTATCCAACCATATTCCTGACGATTTGCATAATCAATATTAAATTTAGCAATATTCTTAACAACGCTAGTAATTTGTGCTGATACTCCTGACAATAATCCAGTAATTCTATCACCTATGCTGAATTTAGAAACTCCATCTAATTTAATATAATCATCTCTGATTTCAACTACTATTAAATCGCTCTTTTCTCCATTTATTAGAACAGACTCATTTCTTGCAAACTGCCCTCTTGTTTGGACAGGAATAATATTTGGATATATTTTTTTATTAATAATTGATGCAAAACCAGATTGGAATGTCTTTGCAATACCAGGATTAGTTGTCAAACCAGCTATACTAAACTCAAGTTCTGCTGTAGTGCCTGGTGTATATGAAACAACGGGGAAGAAACTATAATTATAATCTTCAGAATTAAAACCATCACCTGTTATTGCAGTGCTTACTCCTACACCGCTAGTTCCTATTCCACTTTCACCAACTCTCTGGATACCTTCAACATAAACTTCATCACCAACTGCAAATGGTTGAGGATTAGGGAATCCATTAAACGGTGTTTCTAAGAAACATGTTACTATTCCTGAAGGACTTGTTTCGATTGAGTTAATTCCAACTCCATTTGAGTTATTGATTGAAATAATACGGTGCTGTGTTGAATCTAATCCATTTATTGGTGCAATTACTTCTACATTACTAATTGTCTGATTTTGGAATATTGGATTTAATGTTGAATTATCTACTACAACATTCGTTTCAGGATTGAATAATAATAAGTTTGGTGCACTTGTTAAATCAGAACCACCGTCTATTATATTAACAGTTTCAACAACATCAAGATTATCAATATTAACAATTGAGGGTATAAGTGCTTCAGGTCTTAAAGTTTTATCTGCTGAATATTCATAACCATAATCTATTATTCTAACGTCTTTTATTTTTGCAATTTGTTTTGATTGTAGATTAATATTCGCATTTTGACCTAAAGTAGATTTAACTGACTTAAATGTTGGTAATTTTTTATAATTAAATCCAGATGATAAAATCTTAAAGTTTTTAATACCACCGTGAGTATTACGAGATTTTGTTGAATACTCTAATTTTTCACAGTCTGACGGTTGATAATTAAGAAACTCTGGAAGTTTAGGTGAAAAGTTAAATCTTTCAGAAGTGACACCAGATATTTCATATTCACCATTGTAAATACTATCGATGAAAGTAATTTCAGAATAATTTACAACATCAGTATCAGATGTGCTTATAAATCCTCCTTTTGATAATCCGTAATAAAGTGTTGATGGTGATGATGATGTATGTGAAACTATTAATTTAGAATCATCAGATGTAGATCCTATACCAACTGTCCCTACTCCAATAACATTAAAATTACTTGAATCTTGTGAACTTGAATATTCATTTGTTAAATTCTTATCATAATAAATCTTAAAGTCAAAATCTACTAATGAGGTATCTGTTAATCCAAACGCTAATTTAGAATTTTTAACAACAGTTATTCTAGGGTTAACAGGAGCAATTGTTTGATTACCACCTGTATTTGGATTTATTGATATTACTCTTACTGGATCAACACTCAAGTCTTTTAATGTTTCTGCAAGTTGAAAATACCTATCATTAACTCTATTAACAAAATATAATCCTGTTGCTATTCCAGTTCCATTACCACCATCATGGAATACCTTATCTCCAGTTTTAAATCCATGATTTGCTATATCTATTCTGTTTGCCTCTACATCAGAACTTGTAAATGATATTGGATTAATTAATAATTTATCAAATTGATGATTATATTTGACTGTTACTGGTGCTGTAGTGCCAATACCTACTTCTAAACTTGGTACTACATTAATTGCGACTATATCACCTTCTTCCAATCCATGAGTTGTTGTATCAGCAGCTGATACATTAGTTAATACTGTGCTTGTAACTTTATCAACATCTCCTGTAACTTGATCAAAAGTTGATGTAAAGTAGTATAGATGTGTGTTTATTCCAGCAACATTACTTGCATTTGATCTAAAGAATAATCCATCACTATCAGAACCTATGCCAACTGTAGATAGACCGATGAAATTTTCACTTTTTTTAATAACAAACAGATCTATAGTATTTCCACTATAAGGTATAGAAAAATTACCTGCAGTAACACTAGGGTCATCAACTGTGGCAACATCGATTTGTTTATTTGCAACTGGTGGAACGTTTAATGTAACTTTTTGTCCTGTTGTAAATGGATGATTTGGGAGATATATTTGTCTGTTTGATATTGATATTTGTTTTTCTGTTTCTCCAACGTAATATGTTATATCTGTTGCACCACCACTTGTACCAACACCAACAGATTGTGGTGCATTGAAGTATACAACATCATTTAATCTTGATGTAAATTGTTTTGTACTTACTGGTATTGTAAATCTATTGTTGAGAACATCCACATTAGAACCAAAAGTATGAGCTACACCTGCAGTAGCACCAATATTTCTCTGTACTCTAATTACCTTTTGTGAATTGTAAACACTTAATATTTTAACAAATTCATCACCTACTCTTAATGATCCTCCAACTGACACAGTATTTGGTATTTGATTAACAAAAATATCTTCAATTACACTGTTATTAGCAGATACTGAATTCATTGATTTACCAATACTTATTGTATCAGTCTTAACACCAACTACAAAAGTATCAGTTAAATTTCTTATGGTTGTAGATAATCCTGATACTGATAAAGAATCATTAGGATTTAACTCAAAAAATGGTAAACAACTTCCTTGAATCTCTTTAGAACTATTCCATGTAAAGACTACATTCTCAAATCTTTCGAGAGTTGTGGTAATATTTGATATTCCAATACCTAATATCTCACTTACCTCTGCACTGAAACCACTTCCATTAGTATCTGTATTATCAAAATCTGTTACATCACCAACTTTGTACCCAGTTCCAGCATTTAATATTTGTATATCTTCAACTCCACCTTTGCTTACTGATAAAATTTCAGTAGATTGTCTTATCTCTTCATTAGATTCAATAATAAAATCATACTCTGCATCCTCTTCTCCTAAGTTATATGGGAATGTATTTCGTGATAAGTTAGAATTATTAAAATCAAAAGCGTGAGTTAACTCTAAATTTTCTTTTATAATTGGTAATCTATAAGTAGAACCTATGAAATATGGATAAGAACCAGTTAAGAAACCATTAGAATTAATCTCAGTGGTGGCAAAGTATGCATAAATTCCATTTGGAAATTCGGGAGTTTTACAGAAACGACCATTATGAATATCTAAATCACCTGAATTATCAAATATATAATCGTTATTAAAGAATCCTGCATCAAATCCTGATGGTCTATTCTCTACTTTAGATATATCCTTTTTATATGATGAACGCATTGTAGAAAAACCAGAGTTTATATCATCTGATTTGGTGTAACCAAAAGGTCCGTAAATCGGATTACCATCATAAGCCCAACCAATAATTGGTGAGTGTCCTATCACTTCATTAAATTCACCATTACCTTTTTCTGTAAAAGATTCTGATTCAAATTCAGTTGCTAATTCTTGTGAATATCCTAGTATTCCAAAAGTAACTTTATCATCTCTACCTACTAAATGCTGACTGCCAAATCTGTTTTCATCATTAAGAGTTAAACTTCTTAAAACAGGCTCAAATTTAGCATTTTTTCCTCTTGCTTCAACTACTGCCTCTGTTGTAAGAGTACTATATCCTATACCTGAATTTATTACAACAGCGTCTGTAATTTTACCATTTTCAATTACTGATCTTACCACAGCACCACTACCCAATCCATCAAGAGAATTTACTTTAATTAATGGTTGCGAAACATAATTAGAACCTTGATTGACGACTATAACGTCCTCAACTTTACCATTAGCGATTACAGGTCTTAATTCTGCACCCGTTCCAGTTCGTATATTTACAGAGGGTTTATTAACATGATTTATTACTGTAGAACCATAATCAGTTCCCTGTTCATACAAATATGTACCTGTTATTGTTCCAGATATGATAGGAGTGAAATTAAATGTACCAGTAACAGTCGATCCATATGAAACCTCAATATTAACTTTAATTTCTGGATATGTAAATGTTTGATAACCAGTTCCAGTTGAACCAAAACTTACTACTTTGCCTCTATCAAAATTACTTGTATCTGTTGCTCCAATACCTGCATCCGCTAACTTAAATGTATCGTCATCTATTTTCATCACATAATATGATGAAGTGGTAGTCAAACCTTGTATTGAAACTGGAGTAGTTGTACCTGCACCAATAGTTGGTGAATAATTTATAATATCACCATGTGCAAAACCATGATTAGCATAATTTATTGTATTATAAGATGTTGAAATACCTGATGGATTAACTCTTAATTTTCGATATTGATAACCAGAGCCTGAATCTATAACATTTATACCAAATATAGTATTTTTTGATTCAGTTCTGAATAAATGAATACCTGCTGCAGCAGTGTCTGTTGATAATCCAACAGTATTAATTCCAGACAATGCATCACTCTTATTATTAAATATTTGTACAGTTGTTGGATTTACAATTTTAACAAAATAAGGATCACCATCTGAAAGAGTTCCAGTAATAATATTATTTGCATCATAAGCAGCACCTATACCTAATGATGTATTACCATTATTTCTATAATATACAATTTGACCATTCTCTAAATTATGTGCTTCAGTAAAAGTTATTGTTTCATTAGTTTTATCAATTCCACCACCAAAAAATAAATCACGACTATCAAATTTAATTTCACGGAATCTGTCTCCAAGTGATGGTTCAAGAAGACACCCACTACCATTACCACCTGTCAAAGAAATACTAGTAACAGATTCAATATCAAAATCCTGTGGATCTACCAATATTGCTTCAACTTCACCTGATAATATTGGTTCAGCAAGTGCTGTTTTACCTAATCCTGCTTCTATCTCTATTACAGGTGGATTAAAAACATCATATCCTTCTCCACCATTAGATACTAATAAATCCTGTAAGGGTCCATAAAATATAGTATCTGGGGATACTGGTGAGATAATTTCTACTCCATCTTTTAATATACCAACCTCATTTATAGTCTGCTCATCAGATGTTGATACAAATAAATTTTGACTTAATGGAAACTTTCTTAGTATCTGATTTGATGATAATTGTTTATTTGCATGCCTTTGTAGAGTAAATCTATGTTGATCGAATGCAGAGGCACCCACACCTATTTGGATTGTGCTTGCTGTTCCGATTTGTGCTCTTGAAAAATGTAAAGCGATTCTTGTTATGTCTGCACCAGCAGGTTCTGGTTGTGGATCAACATAATATAATTGTCCATCCACTAATCCTGGTGCTGCTTCAGCTGGAGTAGTAGTAACAGTAAAAGGATCTTTTACAACGTTGTATATGACTGCATCACCTTGCAAAAATTTAATATTACGATTAGTATTAAAATTAATAAAGTAGTAAAGATTATTTAATGGATTTTGAGTATCTAATCCAAAATCAATTGTGGTATTAGCAATACCTACCGCTGACTCCTGTGTGAGATGACTTGTGATATCGTAACTTGGTAATGAATTGGATGCAACATATCCATCAATACTATTATCAGTGTAAACATTTAAAACATCAGTGAATAATTGTTCGTTTCCCTCTTTTATGTTAACTCCTGAACTAGTCGCTTTCTCCATTACTCTACGAATATCATAATCTTCGTTTGGATTTGGAGCAAATGATAATCCAGTAGTTGTAATTTGATTAAGTTGAGTATCTATAGTCGCTACAATAAATTCATCTTCTACTGTTTGTTCATTTCTTCGTAATACCTGAAATTTATCTCCTATCTTCAACGATGCTTTATCAATATCAGTTTTTAATGAAATAGTTGATCCAACTATTTCAACTCTAAATCTACTACTGGTATTATATTTCCATACATTTGCAAATTTTTCTTTATATGTTAATCCATCATTCAGTATTTTTTCACCTATATTTTTAACATATACATTTTCACCTTCTCTTGCTAGATTTAATTCATCTATAATTTCAAGCTCTGATATTACTCCTGTGACTCTTAAATCAATTCTCTTTGACAGTTCACCATTTTCATAACCAAAAATACTCTCATTCTTTCTTATATTATCTGCTGTGTTAATAATTCTCTCAACACCTGTGCAACCAAAAAATTGATTTATAGATTTAGAAGTATAATTTATTATATTATTTCCACTTATTAATGTTCCAGTAGCACCAAATCCAACTGTCGAATCCACATTTATGATAGAACCACCTATTGAGACCTCATTTAATGATTTTGTGTTAGGAGTAACTGTAAATATACCTTTTATTAAATCACGGTCACTAAACCCAACAAATAATGAAATTTTATAATATGTCTTATTTTTCCTTGTAAAAACTTCAACCTCTGATACAGAACCATTAGTATTGAGATCATTTGATTTAAATATTGTTTGACCAATGAGATTTTTTGGTGTACCATTTGGGGTAATTAATTCTGCAACTATAACCTCCCTTCTAATAAATTCTGCATCCGATGGTTTTATTAATCTTCCTTCTAAATCAACTACTGTAGATGTAACTCCATATAGAACTTTAAATAATATTGATATTGATTCTTGAATACCTTTTGATTGATAGAACGAACGTGCAAACTTAACAAAGTTACCTACATCTAAATTAGATGCTAATGTAGTATCTTCTAAACCTGGTAAAAAAGTTTTCTTTATTTTTCTATAAAATTCTTGTAAAAATAAAACGGATAGATTAGTTACAGTGCTTCCAGATACATGTTCTTGAGCATTAGTATCCTCAAATGTCAAAGTTTCTTTATTTACATCAAGCAAAGAAGATGATATTCCAACATTATATCCTGTAATACCACTAAAACCACGAACACACCCTATAAATGAAGTTGGTGTTATTTCAGTATATGTAATAATTTCATTTCCAATCTTTAATAAACCATATTCGTCTGGAAATCCCTTAGTGCTGGTAACTGAAATTGTAGTATCTGATGTATTAACATCTGATGTAATAACTGTGGTTCCTACAATAACCTCTGGAACAAGATTATCTACCTTAAGATATTGATCGAAATTACCAATTAAATCACTAGGACCTCCTTGAAATTCTTGAGAGATATAATATTGTTTAAAAAATTCAACAGCATTAGGAAAATCAGAGAGTATAAACTCTGGTAATTGATTTTCGATTATAGTATTGACTTTTATTCTTCTGTCAATTTGTGACATAAATTATTTCCTCTCTAAAACTCCATTTGAGTAACTAGAGGTATAGTAATCTCTTGTGAATACAACACCTGAAACATCTTCTCCTGATGCAATTACGTCTTTAACCATATTTATGGAGCTATTAGAAACGTCAAAACTGACAAATAAATCCTTGAGTCCTACAACATCAAAAGACTCTGGAAAAGCTTGAACCTCAATAATGTTGTTCTCTGCTTGTGTTGAGGTTATGTTTATTGTATTCAATACTACCTCACCCTTCATATAATCAACACCACCTGCTTCTTTTACTAAAACGACTTCTTGATCTTTATTATTTTTTGTAACAATACTAATTGTACCCTTCATACTACCGTCAAGATTACCAGCAGCGTCTTTATTTGGAATATCAGTAAAGTAAGAAGTGGTTGTTGTACCTGCTATTGTAAATCCAGTGCTCTTTATGTTATAACCTGCAGGATTAATATGGAATCTATTACCAAAACAAAGTTCATACTGAGCAAAAGTATTAATTAGAGCATTTAAATCTCTACGAATAATTACTTTTGTAATATTGGATGTAATTCCATCATCAATACGATCAATGAGTTGATTAATTTTACTATATTTAAATCTACCACCAAATTTGTTGATTTCGACGTTTTGTGCATATTCATCCAATCCAGAGATTATTAGAGTTCTCAAATTTTGAGCTGATGCAACTTGTGAAGGGTTATAGTAAATGTTTGAGTCAACTTCTACATATAAAATCTTAAGATCAACAATTTCTGAATTGATACCTGCTACCGCATAAGATTTTAGTTTATTTTTAATTTGTTGTTTGTCAAAATCTGATACAAAAGTACCATTTTTTGGTTTTATGCTTATCTGAACTTTTCCAAATTGAGGTGGTGTCAATTCTTCTCCACCTATGACAGATACTGACTCAGTTTGAGGAAAAATTGATTCAATTATTGCCTCATAATCTCTTGGTGTAACTGCTCTATATTGTGCTGAGTAAAGTCTTGGTGCAAAATACTTAATAGAAGACACATTCTCAACTTCAGCACCATTAGAGGCGTTTGTAATAGTAGTTATCGATACATTATCAGAAGGAACAAAAAATGTTCCATCATCTTTATTAAATGTACCTTGGAAACTGAAATTAGAAGGACCGTTTCCATCTTTACCATCAGTTACAATGTATGTTGCAGTGATTGTTTGATTGTTTTCAAGTTTTTTACCAAAAAGTCCGTCACCAAACAAAATTTCATATTTTTCATCTTGTACCTCTTGTGCAAGATAGATTTCTGAGTTTTTATTTAAGTTAAGTATATTATCAACCTGCGAATACTTTCTTCCAATACTACTATCATTTAATGCTGATACATAAACCCTTAAAGTTGAGCTGTCAATATTTGGACTATCAATAATATACCTTTGATCAACACTTGTATCAACTAGATATGTTCTTGATAAGTATGTTCCCTCATAAATTGTAATATCTCCATCAAATTGGGCAAAAGAATTACCTCCAATATCAACAATACGGGAAGAGGTGATATTATCAGGTATTGAAAAACGATATGTTGTGTTCTCTGAATTACCAATACAAATTAGTCCAGAACGTATCACTATGAACTTAGGAGTTGCATTAGAGGTTGGTCCTAAGTTTATATCAGCTATGCGAATAGTCGCTGTTGCAGCGGTTCTAGAGCGTGGTACATAACCAATATTTCTTGCAAGAGAGACAACATTTTCACGAATGGTTGCAGAGTCTAAAAATGATTCATTTGCAAGTAAATTAGCATTAAAGGCATTAATATATGTGTTATACGCTAGGGTATCAATAAGAACAGAAAAGTTAGAACCCTCAAAGTCAAAATCTGTGAAATTTGAGTTTGATCGTAAAAAATCTTTGATTTGTACTTTGATTTCTTCAAAGTCTAGATTAGTAAATTGAGTAAAGGGCATATTATCTCGTTGGTTCTAAAATAAAAGTAAAAGATTGAGTGGGAACTTCTAATCCGATAATATCAAATAGCACTTTAACCTCTAATCGGTTACTATCTGGCAATGCATCTACCTCTATACCTATTTCTCCGACTCTTGGCTCAAAATTTCTAATTGTATTCCGAACTTGGTCTTCAATTATAGTAGGAGTGGTTGCAGTAAAGTTCTCAAACAATGAATCACGAATGTCTGTACCAATCAAAGAATTAAAAAACCTCTCAGTTGGTATTGTCTCCACTAAATTTCTCACTGATCTGACGATTGCACGTTCATTTGTAAGCACAGGAAGGTCTTTTGTCACTGGATGTGGTGAAAAAGACAGACTGATATCCTTAAATGCTCTTGATTTGCGTTGAATCGCCATTATTAATGCTTTTAGATTTATTTATACCCTATCATGGAGTATATTCATATCCGTACTTCTGTAAATATTCCTCGAATAACTCATCAGGAACCTTTCCTTCCCAATATTCCTTCTCAGTGTACTCTTTTTTAGTCTCTGATGATTCCATAATCGTCCTCTAATACTTCTTCTAGGTAGTTTTCGTCCCAATAATCGTAATAATTGGTTTTTGCAAGTTTTTTCCTTGCCTCAGTCAACTCTTTTCGTGGTTGACACAGTACTAAGTTGTATTTTCCGTTACTTGTCTGTATTCCTTGTATGTATGTCTTTGTTTTTCCGTGATCTGCAATGAATTTGTAGTTCGGATAGTTGCGATTATAGTCATCAACAGCATCATACAAGAAATCTGCGTTAATATTGTCCTCTACAACGTATATTATAACGTCAAATTCGTCATTTGGCATGATTTGACTTAATTTTTCATCAACAATCGCAAAATTTGCAGTTGATGCATAAGGACATATTGCAAAATTACCTAATTCTGGTCGAATTTTAGATAATTGACTAATCCAATGTAGAATATATCTACTCTTCTCGTCTTTCATCAGGTGTAGTCCAGAAATAATCATCACAATCACCTAATCTACCCCAGTTAACATCATTCTCAACCTCAAAAATACGTGTTGACACCTTAAAATCAGGTGTTTTGACTGGATCAGGAGTCATTGAGGTGTCATAGATGCGACATCTGTTGTTCGGATAGAGACAATACTGTCCATTTCTTAATTCAATCAGATTAAATGACTTATGTTCATCAGGCATCTCACTTGTAGATGCATCAATCTGGTCAAAATCACCATGATAGTTGTCTAAAGTGCAAATATACTGTCCTTTTTGGTTTCCGTAGTGTCTTGTACGACATTCCCACTCCATTGGAGCTACAAATTGTTTAACAATGACCGTAAAATCATAGTCCATGCAGTTCCAGAACTGTAAATTGACCAAATCCATGTCTGGGTCAGGTGTTTTTGGTGCCGAGAGAAAAGCGGATATAGGTAATTTATCGTACATCGCTCCATATTCGGGTAAATACGTCTCAAAATAGAATGCACGACCTTGTATTGACTTCGCACATACCCAAATGCCTTCTACAAACTCTCCATGACCTGATTGAAAATCAGTTAAGTATTCTTTTCTTACCCATACCTTTTTTGTTGGTAGGTTAGCGATTAATTTTGCCATTCGTCAAAGAAATTAGAAATTTCATACCCTTGTAATTTTGATTTATAATCTGATGATTCTCCCAGATAATAGTAATCATAACCTAATCTTTTATATAATGCAATCTC